TCTGAACCATACCCAAGAACTCTTCACCTGCGCCGTCGGCGCATTGACCTATTGAGATTTGTTTAATGCTAGATACATTTGTGGGCACTGTAAACGAACTGGATACTGTGCTGCCTGCTAATTGGTTGAGCGCTATGAACGACGTAGAGCCCGTAAGGGTTCCAGCGGGTGCGCTTCTAGTTACTACTATTGCCATTTTTTTTCCTTAGGCCTTTAGTTTGAGCGGGCCTATTGCTCCTATTACTGCGGAATTTCCGCTTACACTTCTTACAATCAATTTGGCGGCGAGAGCACCGGCTCCAACGGCTACCATTTCTTTTTTGTTATCTCTAAAAGCACTTGATAGGGTGGATAGGGAACCTTGTAAATTCCCGTCTAGTGCTTGTTTAACTGCTGAACCAGCATTCATTTGATCTAGCAGAGCTAACCCTGCGCTAGTTTCAATTAAATTTAAATTAAAACTCTTTTTTCGTGTGGAGCGTCTTCGTGCTCTTCGTCTTACTGCCATTTGGTGTACCTCTTTTGAGTGGGGGCCACTTGGTAACCCCTACTCATTATTAGGTAACTACTTATAAATCTAATCCCTATTTTGACCGCAATAACCACATACTTTAAAATCAAACTTATAATTAGTCATAACAATCTTATAGTATTCACCAATTGCCTGCTCTATTATTAATGAATTAGTATATTGTTTATCTGACCATGTAGATCTAGCTCTTTGTCTTTTCATTTCATCTACTAAACCACGGGCTTTAGGTGTTAATCTGATAGTGACCGTTTCCTTTAGCTCTCCTCTTTTACGGCCCATTATTTTACCTCTTTATATAATGTATGACAATGGCGACATAGACGAATAGTATAACCTAATTCTTTAGGTTGATAAATTGGAACTCTTCTAGTAGTGGTTCGAGTTCTTTTAATTCCGCATTCACAAATCATTCAAACACCACCCTTTCAGGCATAGCGAACGTTTCTAACTTTGTTGCTATATCAATTAAATATAATTCATCGTTTTCGGGGCGCTCAATACCAGCCATAGTATTGAATGCCATTAGACAACCTTGAAGCGCAAGCACTTCTCGAATCCTTTCTAGCTCTTTGTAAATTTCTTTGCTATACATTTGACTTACCTACTACTAATTATAAGAGCTAGTATATATATTTTATGTAAATAAGAAATAATATCTATACTATACTATACATAATTAAAATATTTAAAAATAAAAAGAACCCGACATACTTTATTTCATATTTATTTAAAAAAGAAACTACTTTAACCCTAGGTTAAGCTTCTCTTTTGCCTTGTTAGGTATAGACTCAACGTTACTAGAATCCATTAAACCCCCTAAATTACCCCTTTTTATCATGTAATCGGCTACAAACCCAAGTATTGGGTTATCTTTTGTTATTGCTTTAATTGTTGATTGGCCGGTTGATTGGTCTAATTTTTTGCTAGCCGCTCCAAGTGAACCAAAAAAAGAAGATTGGAAGTGTTCCAACTTTTCTTCTATTCTCATTTCTATCTCTTCAATTACTGCGTTTAGGATCGCGATTAAATCTTCATCACTATCAGCAGACTTAGCCCAACGCACCCACTCATCTTTACTAAGTCGGGCAATATATCTACTTAGTAGGGCGTAAAATATTGACCAAGCAGCAAAGTATCCTAACAATACCCAAGTGTCAATTACCATTAAAATAATCCCTTGGGTTTACAAATATATTTATTCTGTCCTGAACTCCAAACTTTTTCAGTGCCTGCGGGACATTCAAGTCCAAACGTTGGGTCAGTCAATGGTGGTGTAAATTCATAGGGGGGCGTTTGTGGTAAGTCGGCAATACTAACGGGCTTAGCTTTTGCCTGTAACGCCCCCGATTCAGTGGCAAGTTTAAGCAAAGTAATTAAGGTTCCTAAATCCATTATTTTAATCTCCCTAATTTTAATATATTTTCTAGTTCTTCTCTAGTTGGTAAAACATCTAAACTTGTTTGAAAAACCCCTTGTCCTAGTGCCACACCAATCTTAACAGGGTTTGTTACTTTAGCAGCAGTCTCTGTAATAACTGCTTTTGCATCATCGCCTAAATCCCCTAATAACTCTTCTAAAGCCTTAATTATATCTTCACCTAATTTAACAGCTACAAACGCACCTATAGCCCCACCTACAACAATGGGGGTGTTGGGGTTCTCAAATAGTGCTTTTGTGTCTTCATGTCTAAAGTAAGCGTCCACGGCTTTCTTTTCTAATTTGGTTACTTTCTTTAATTGGTAACCATCTGGAATAATTGCGTACGGCATTATGCCAGGACTCCTACGTCACGACCCACTAAGAATACAAGAGCAACTCTCACTACAAGTTTTTCTACAAATGAAGCAGTGAACCAATCGGGCCACTCGAAGTTTATGATTGTGGTCATTCATTAACGTCTCTGCTTACGTCTAAACGCGATCCCCATTTTCTTTAGGTTTAATTTACCGTCTCTATATTTAATGTGATTACGTTTATTCTTAATGTATTTCTGCCATGCTGACAGTTTACGCTTAGGTTTTGCCCTAGGTCCTAGTTCGCTTCTAGATATTGACATTCTACCTGTGGCTTCATATCCCATCTCTTCAAATTTTCTACCATCCCTAAAGCCCATTGCATAATATTCACGTTCTCTCTTTGTGGGCATTAGTATACTCTGCCTTGTAATACTAGACTAGTAGTTTCACTTCCACCCCCACCGCTAACAACAGTGACAGCAACTTCTGTATAGGGTGGAATTAAAATATCATTATATTGAGTGCTAGGGTTGTCATCAGTGCTAGTTCTAGTTCTTAACATTGCAATAGCAATACTATTGAACTTTATTTCATATGTAGTGGCTTGTCCGCTAGTAGCACCCGCTGAAACTGCACCATTACAATATAACCTTCCGATAAAATAATGGTTCCCTGTAGTAAATTTTAGATGGTCTGCGGGTGAACTGCTGGTTGCGTATAATCCTGAAAAAGCATACGCGTGGTTTCCGATAAAGTTAAGACTAGAACCAGTGCCTACGGGATTGCTGACACCTAGGATATAGCCCCCGCTACCACTACCGCCTGTTCCTGAAGCCATTAAGCCTCTAAGCGAAAGTTAAACTTACGGATACGTCAGCTGCGGCTGTGCTTCCAGCCTGCGCGTAGCTTATTTCTAAAGAATTTCCAGCCTGCACAGCTAGATCAGTATCATACTGCACAAAGTTAGTGTTGCTTCCAGTGGAAGTTCCCATTGTGCATTGTCCTGCTGCGGTAAAGACCGCCGCTCCATCTTTCATGGAGTTACCTGAAATCTGAACCATACCCAAGAACTCTTCACCTGCGCCGTCGGCGCATTGACCTATTGAGATTTGTTTAATGCTAGATACATTTGTGGGCACTGTAAACGAACTGGATACTGTGCTGCCTGCTAATTGGTT